CGACCCACCGAACGGGGTGAACGAACAAATCCAATCCACTCCAACGACACAAACGCCAAGAGGGAGCAAGAGGAGTGGACGAGGACGCAACAGGGGACGGCGAATGCGACGAAGGAGGGAAAACGGAGACGACACGGGGGAAAACGGAACGGGACAGGCACAGGGGCCCATTTACCATATGCCCGGGCTGTTGCGAGACCCGACTGACCAATTCTACACGCGAGACGATGTTGCTATGGCATGCATTGAGGCATTACAGGCGATTGCGCCCTGCGATGTTCCGTGGATTGAACCATCTGCAGGGACAGGGGCGTTCCTCAAGGGTGTACCGGGCGCAATTGGATATGACATTGACCCGAAAGATCCTCGGATCAAGCGGGCGAACTTCCTTGAGGTTGAGATCCCACATGGGTGTGTTGTCTTTGGGAATCCACCCTTCGGGAGACAGTCATCTCTGGCCAAACGCTTCATTCAGCACGCAGCCGAACGCGCAGGATGGATCGCATTCATCTTGCCACGATCCTTCGTCAAGCCCAGTATGCAAAAAGCCTTCCCACCCACGTTTCACCTCGTGGCGACACGAGACATCCCCGAGAATGCATTCGTCGTGGAGGGTCGTCCTCACACGGTTCCGTGCGTATTTCAGATCTGGAAGCGAGAGGAGACTCCGAGAGCGGAGACGATGCCGGACCAGCCGAATGGGTTTGTCTTTGTCAAAAAAACAGACGCCTATACGCTAGCCTTCCGTCGCGTAGGAGTCTACGCTGGGAGATGCTATCTTCCCTCGGACACACTCTCCGTGCAAAGTCACTACTTTATACGGCTAGATAGCCCACAGCAGGCAGCTGGAATCATCGCGGCATCCCTGACCTATGCGTTTCCGACAAACACAACCGGTCCTCGGAGTCTCTCTAAGGGGGAAGCCACTCAGTTCCTAAACAGCCTGTCTGCGAACGCGGCGTCTTGAAGCAATCGTCATCGCGATGTGAATGCCTCTCACAACACACTCGGTTGTGCTCATCCGAATCAGACCAGGAACGTCCGCGAATCCAGGAATGGAACACTGGAGACGGCGCTGGGTTTTGCTATCAAGCTTCGGATTGAACTTCATGACGCCAGACTTTGCGTTCAGAGCCGTTTTCATCTGCGTAATCTGCGCATCCAGCACGGGATCGCGCGGACCTGGAGGCATGCTCCGGATCACTCCAACGAGGGAGACGATGTCTTCGCGAGTTACATCTCCCCAGAGTAACTGCCGGTTGTCTAGGTCCAACTCGTAGACATTCGTCAGACGTTTTGTTGTATCGTCTTGCGTGTAGCGAACGACCACGCCCGTATGAATGTCCTCGGGAGCGTAGCTGAACACGCGCAGGGCATCTCCCATACAGACGGTATCGCTTCCAGTCACCTTGATAGAGACGTTCTCGCGGGGGTTGAATGGGTTACGCTGTTTGTCAACGTCGTGGGTAGCGGTATACCGAGCCGCTTCCGTAATCTGGAACACCTTCGTTTTGATTTCAGCCTCCCACAGGAAGCCGTGATTCTGATTGGCCGGCATGGTAGTCGTCCCTCGTCTAGAGTGCAGTGAATAGATCCGTTTTCAAGAGATCCTAAAACGGACTCTCACCCTACCAACGACCTTCCTCTCAATGGACGTTCTGAATGTCCGCTTCGGACTTCGCCGTCTCCTTCGCAACCCGACCTATCATGCGCACGTGGGCAGTGTTCCCAAGAGCGAGCTCACTCCTGAGAAGGAGCCAGAGTTCCATGCCCAGATTGCGGCCTTCGCGGACGAACTGTCCCTCATGCCTGAGCTTCTTCTCACCGATGCGTATTCGCTGAAGGACCGGAAGGCTGATTGGGCTGCGCTTGTCTCGCGAGATCTCAATCCCTTTGATTCACGCTCGCGTGTGGGGCACAAACTGCTGGATCATCACATGTCGCATTTCTGGGAGGTGACCAATGCGAAGGGAGTCTGTGTGGCGGATCTTGCCTGCGACGCAGGGGCACTGCGCAAAGCCTTGCTCCTCAACACACAGATGCATAGCACGCCCTACAAGAGCGAGATCCGGAGGACGTTGGTTCTCTCAGGGGGACTCGCCAGCGTGACCAAGTATCGGGCGGGACTCTCCAAGCATCTCGTCAAGCGGTATGGAGCGACCCGTGTCTTGGATCCCTGCATTGGATGGGGAGGTCGGATGCTCGGAGCCCTCGCAGCTGGAGCGAGCTACGTGGGGTGTGAGCCGGATCCCAAGACCTTCGCAGGGCTTCAGGGAATCCTCGCCGACATTGAGCGTGAGGCGGACCTGTATCACGAGCCAGCAGAAGTCCGGCTTCCGCAGATTCCGACTGCGTCTGTGGACATGATCCTGACGAGTCCTCCCTACTACACGCTGGAGCTGTATACGGGGGGCGATCAGTCGGTGAAGGAGGGGATGACGTGGGATGCATGGGTGACGACATGGCTTCGTCCAGTTGTCCACGAGGCATTGCGGTGTCTTCGTCCAGGCGGCATGAGTTGCTGGAGTGTGAAAAACTTCAAGTATCCGCTTGCGGATGTCGTCCGCGATCTTCACGCAGAGCAAGGCTATACGCTGCGCGAGTCCTTCACACTCACAGGTCCTGGTCGCCCAGGGGTTACGAAGCCGTCGGAGGAACAGACGTTCTGCTATGAACGTCGCGGATGATCTGGGGGAAGGACGCAAGGGGGATCTCAGGGTGAAGCCAGAGGCGGAGGTCACTGGGAGGGATGGTGAGAAGGATCGCTAGGGTCAGCGGATTGGACCGGACATAGGTTTTTGCTCGGTGCTGACTCACGAGCTCGTCCAGGGCAGCGGCCTGTGTGTCGGGTGCCTCTGGCCACTCGCGTTCAAGCCCAAGTCCCTTGCAGATTTCAAGGAACCGAGGCTTGATCCAATAGGAGTACGGCGCAACGATCTGCCAGTTGATCCGGTCTCCAGACTCCTCTGCGTTCGTGAAGACAATCCACGGGATCTCATGATAGTCCCGCTTGAGCTTCATCGGCGTATCATCATTGATGCAGCCACCATCGGCCTTCTTCAGGCCAGACTTCTTGGGCTTGGCCTCTACGCCAGCGAGTCCAATGAATCCGTCGGCTCCGAGCTTCTTTCCGGAGCACACGGCTCCCACCGATTCAATCGCACACGCCTCCAGCAGGTCATTGGAGGCCTTGGACGACAGCAGGAGATCCATCGCATCTGCGAGAACCGTCAGTCCAGCGTCGCGGGCGCGGGTGAGTTGCTCGCGGATCACTTCGGGGCGGCGCAGAACGCTGCCGAGGATGAGGGGGGGTGCCATTGTAGGAAGGGGTGACGTCGTCTGGTCTCCCCTGAACCAATCCGTTTTCGGACTGACAAAAACGGATCGGTTCGTTGCAAGTCTCGGGGAGGCGCCCCCTAAAACGGACCCTCGCTCTCACACACTCTCACACAGACTCAAGAATGCCGCGCTGCACCTTCTACACGGGTCAGTTCACCCAATGCACACGCCAAGCGACCGACGGACATGACCAGTGCAGGAGCCACGTTACGAAGGCGGAGCGACTCGGAGTGCGCCCGGAGGGAACCTGTCCCTGTGTGGTGGCCAACCATTGGTGTGGCCGAGTCCTGGAGGCGGGGCAGGACATCTGCCAGAGGCACGCGGACATGATTGAGCGGCGGGCTCGGGATCATGCGGAGCAACAGGCGCAGCGGGCAGAGGCGCAGCTGGCGATGACGCAGATTGTCCAGGGCTTCATGGCCGAGGAGCCGCGGCGGCACTGGCGGGCAGTCACCGACATCATGGTCGGGCGGAGTCGGTTGCCGGCGGGTCACCCGGAGGCGCTGCGGTTGATGGTAGCAATGAACGCGGCGCGGCGGTTCTACATGATGAACGCAGGCCCGGAGGACTTGATGGAGCACGTCTTCATCAACCAGTGGCTGGGGATCCCGGAGGAGTGGGCGCCCGCAGCTCCGGCGGCACCGGCTCCGGCGATGGGGCAGATGGGACGGCTGGCCGCGGATGGGCAGAATGTCCACACGACAGCTGTCTCCACCCAGACCAACTCCAACGTGGACTTGCTGCTGGAGGAAGACCCGGGAGACCTGGACACGCTGCGGTGTATCGCAGGCTGGTGGCTGTGCCACAACAAGCAGCGGCGGGACTTTGAGGAGGTCTGGCGTGTGCTGGAGGACGTGCGCCACTGGTACAACAAGCGTACCTGCCGGAAGACCAACGACAACCTGTACAAGCGGGTGCTGGACGGGTTGGTGATGAAGGTGCTGATGGCCACGGATGACTATGCGCAGCCGGACAAGGCCAAGCAGACCGAGCTCTACGACGAGCTGATCCAGCGGGTCTGGGAGGAGTGTTCGGAGGCGGTGGGGATGTGCTGCGAGGGGCACATCAGCCGGTTGGCGAACGTGCTTGTCGGGTTTGACGAGTCGTTCCGGCCACCGGTGGCGGTGGGACAGCTGCTCCAGCAGAAGATGGCGGCCATCGCAGAGCTGAAGCTGTCCACACGGCACAAGCTCCAGCGGGCGATGGAGGTCCTGGAGGAGCTGAAGGTTCCTGTGGAGGAACGGGCTCCCTGGCTGGAGGCACTGGCGGAGTAGGTTAGCGGCGGCGGTGACGGCGGGTCTTACGGTGGCGTGTGGTGGATTTTCCCATGAGGATACAATGAAGACTCGCAGGCTTCGGTTGAAGAGCCTCAAGCGTTCCCATAATCCTGCGAAGAAGTTTGATGCGACCTTTGAGTATCCGGATGGGCACACGAAGACCACCTCGTTTGGAGCCCGCGGCATGTCGGATTTCACCAAGCACAAGGATACGCGGCGGAAAGCTCGCTACCTCCAGCGGCATGGACGGATGGGGGAGGATTGGACCGATCCCACCACGGCTGGCGCATTGTCTCGGTGGGTTCTCTGGCATAAGCCCAGCTTCAAGGCGTCCGTTGCGGACTACAAGAAGCGTTTTCACTTGGGCTAGGGGAACAGAACAATGTCCTGTATCGTCTGCAATCACGATGTAAGCGAGTCCGCTCGTCATCGGGAGTGTCTTCTTCACTTGTTCCGCACTTCCCAAATCAAGTCCATTCAGGACTGGATCTGTCTCTCCTCCAAACCCAAAACCATCCTCAAGGGGCGAGTGTTTCGTGTATTAGAACCCCCCACGAGTGCGGGAACGCCGAATGCAACAGGGTAGACACCTCGTGTGCAACGTCCCGGATCTCTTGCTGGGCATCCTCGGTCTTCCGCAAGTTCACCAAGCGCGCATAGGCTGCGAGACTGCCTGTCTCAATAAACTCCGTCATCATATTTTGAGGCAAAATCATGCGCGCTTGTTCGGGGGGGACACCCTCCTCAAGGAGCTTCGTATAGGTCGCAACAGAGTCCTGGCAGGACGCGCGCAGCACATCCAGGAGTTCCTCGGAATACGGGTGGACCTCGTCGTTGCTCCCCTGCTTCTTGTTGGGAGCCCGGGTGCGAATGGCATCCGGAACACAAAAGGTCGGGGGAGAATCCACATAGCGACGACTGACTTCATTGCGCGCAAAGCCAATTGTATGACGATACCACTCGCGGGCCATCCAGATCGGCATCTTCAGGCGAAACCGAGCCTGAGGATGGAAGAAGGGGCTGACGTGATTGTGATCGGCGAGATACTTGATCAGGCGCGCATCCTTGTCGGTGAACTCGTCCACCTGCTTCCCGAGACTCACACGAGCAGCGTTGACGACGGTGAGATCGCTTCCAAAGGTCTCCAGGAGTTCCACGGAGCACGGTTCAAACATCGTCCTTAGATCCTCGTACGCAGCGCCGTGTAAGCTCGTCCACCAGGCAGAGGAGCGCGGTCATCCCAAGGGCGGCAATAAGGGGGGTGAGCATTTTATCCTTCCAAGCGAAGAGAGACGACGGGAAAGAACCGCCGCCAGAGGTCCACGAGCGTGAGGGTCTGCTCGGAGTCAAAATAGGCCCGGGCGATGGCGTTGAAGAGATGCACGTAGAGAAGGGCCACGAGGACGACGATGAGCCACTGCATTACTTCCTGCGGCGAGTCAAACGGCGCTTGGTCTTCCGCGCGCGGGTCTTCCTGCGACGACCCTTGCCGATAAAGTCGGACACGAGTCCTTCAACGTCCTCAGGAAGGTTCTTGGCCTCGGCCACTCGCTTCAGACCGGCTTGGCCGAGGGCTCTCTGCAGGACCTCTTTTGTCGCTCCCGTTGCGAGGTCAAGGGCGGTCTTTCCCTTGCGATCCGTTGCGTTGATGTCGGCTCCCGCAGCCAGGAGGAGGTTGACGGCCTCAGCGCCGTTCGGGTCAAGACTGGCAAGATGAAGCGCCGTATATCCAGCCTGCGTCTTGAGGTTCACATCTGCCCCGTTCTTGAGGAGAAGGTCGGTCGCGTAGGGGTTGGGGACTCGGCTTACGGACACATGAAGCGGGGCCACTCCAACCCAGTCTTTGGCATTGATGTCCGCCCCCTTCTTCACAAGCGCTGGGATCCTCTCTGGATATCCATCCTCCAAGGCGGCATGAATGGGAAGTCGCGCAGTCATTACCTTACTGCAGAGAAATCTGCTGCGAGCGAGGAAGACGGCGCGTGAGAAGCTCGCGGGTGGTCACAGACTCCGTGTCCGGCTCCTCTCCAGAGACAGGAAGTCCCTCCATCGTGCGAAGAACCTCAGTCATGCGCTGAGGGTCATCGGCGAGGAGAACGGCAATCTGCGTGCGAATGACCTGCTTGCTCGGGCGAGCCCGAACGGTGCGCTGCTGACGGGCGATCGTCCCACCACCGCCCTCCAGAACAAACTGATCCAGGTTCTGGCCTCGCATGAACTCCATCACCTGCTGGCTCAAGGCCAGCTTGCGAGCGCGAAGGTCCTTCAGTTGAGCTTGAAGGATGCGGGCCTCGTCGTCTAGCGAGATCCAGGCTCGGAGAACGTCGCGGACTTCCTGTGCCGACGTGTCTTCCATTTCCGTGTCTTCGTGGGCTTCTTTGAAAGTGTTTTCCGGCCACCCCGGAGTTGCTTCAGCGCCGTAAACGAGGTTTTCTGGGACCGAAGCCGATCCAGTGCGGACATCGGCGGGGCCACGGGCGGGGCCGACGGGGCAGGACCTTCGGGTTCAGCGGGAGGCGGTGGGGGAGCCACGGGTTCAGCGGTCGGAACAGGTTCAGCCACGGGGGCAGCCACGGGTGTGGGTTCGGGGACCGGAGTTGCAGTGGGACTCTCCTGCTGGACTTCCCGGACGGCTGCGAGAAGCTTCTGGGCTCCCTTCTTGGTCTGGTCTGCAGCGACAGGACCATACTGCTGGAGTGCCCCAAGCCCAGCTACGAGATCAGCCAACACCTTCTTGCGATTACCGTCCAGCTTGGACACGGTGCGATTGGCATCCAGGAACGCATCGGCCAGACCCGTTCCGATGGGAGGAGGAATGACGCGGATGAACGATTCAATGGCGGACGCGAAGTCCTGACGACTGAAGGAGATGATCGCGAGGAGCGGCCAGAGAATCATTCCGACAATGGACACCATTCCGATCCCCACCAAGTTCATAAAGGGCAGCGGAATCAACCCCACGAGCGTCGGGACAATCGTCTGCAGTTGCTTGATGAGAATCCGGCCTCCGGAGAGGGCAATGTCCAAGGCTGCGGACACGAGACTGCCTGCGATCGGAATGGACTCAATGTAACTCAAAAAGAAGATCACCGTGAACGACATGCGCACAAGGGCTTGCAGGTAGGGAGACCCTGCGGCCTTGATGAACCACCGACCCTGTTCTCCGACAAAGTCTCCGGGGACCTTCGGAACTGCGATAGGGATCGTGTCTGCGCCTCCGGACTGCTTGCTCTGTCCAAACGCACGGAGTCGTTTCAAGGCGTCCTTGGTTCCGCGGAGGGTGTCCAGGAAGAGCTCTGTGCGAACCCGAGCTTCCTCAGGGTCAAAGTCTACATGTCTTGCTTTGAGGATCTCCAACACATTGTCGACGTCCCGCCCCATTGTCTTTGACCGGGGATTTTAGTATTTCCACTTCGTGTCGCACTCCAGACAGGTCACGAAGGTCGTCATCGGCTCATCCGCCGAGCGGGTCTGGACCTGATAGTAGTCGCACTTGGTCTTGCGACGGCAGGACCGGCAGTACATCTCAATGTTCGCCGTGACCTTCTTGGAGTATTTGGCCTTGTCCTTCTCCAGAGCCTTCTGAAGGATGTCGCGCCAGCGATCGGGACACTGATCGGAGGGACTGGACTTGGCAAACTCTTCCACGCCCATCGTCGCGATGAGATGGCGATACGGGTAGAGGCTCACGGCGCGGGACCGGACCATCTCGCGGAAGGCTGGAGTGTCCCAATCAATGTCAATGAGCCAGGCCCGGGCATCCGCAACACAGCGGTTGAGAATGGCGACTTCCACATCCTCGGATCCAAACCGTTCGCGAATGAGGTCGCGCAGAGGATGGTCAATGAAGACGTTGGAGGCGTGGAGGATATGGGCAACAGGAGCCTCGCGAGTCTCCGGTCCATCCTCATCGGGTTCCTCTTCGTCCTCTGCGGCGGGTTCAGCCTCGTCCTCGTCCTCCACAACCTCCTCCTCGTCTAGGCTCTCAAAGGAGACGGACGCGTAGTAGGCTTCATACTCGGAGGTCGGAAGGTCCTCGTAGGCCGAGGCAGGCTTATCGTATTCATCCGAGTTCTCCGAGCGGGTCTTCAAGAGCGCAATAGAGCCCTGGAAGGAATCCTCAGAGAGCGGAGGCGGCAGCACGTGCTGATGTTCGCTTTCCTCGGCAGGCGTCGCGAACACCGCATAGGAGACGTCTTCATTCACGAGCTTGCCCTGAAACTGGAGATCCGGGAGCTTGAGCTTCTTGCGAAACCACTCCAACACATCGGCGGTCTTGGCGGGGACAGCGAGCTCACTGAAGGCGCCCTGCGGAGAAATGATCAATGCGAGCACCATTACGGAGAGAGACCGGTCTTGAATTCAATCCGTTTTCTAAAAACGGAAACGTTCGGTGCAGATCCAAGGACTGTACCCTCAAACCACAATGCAGACCCCTACCTCAAACAAGTATACCCCCCGCGGTGGACGCCCGAACTACCGCTATGCTCGGTGGACTCCTCCCCCGGAGCCCAAGCCGGAGCCCAAGCTGGATCTCTCGGACAAGAACTTCCCCAGCTTGTCCAACAATGCCGTTCCGCAGACGACGGCGGCCCACACAGAGTTTAAGACCTCCTTCGCCACCTCTGTGAAGGTGATGGCAGAAGTGGAGAAGCTCCATGAACTTCGGGCGGAGCGCGATCGTCAGGCCGATCAGCGGGCCCGTGCGGAGCTCAGTGGCGTCTACATTCAGCGATTCCAGCCGGGGCGGTTGGCCGAGCTGGAACCTGAACCGGAGCCGTGGCGGCCTGCGATGCGACTTGCCAAGCCCAATCCAGACACCGAGTGGGTGGAGGTTCGGCACAGCAAGGCACGCCGGCAGCCGACCGAGAAGAGCCTCGCAGAGTTGGACGAGGACTATCGGTCTAAGGCGCATGAAGAGGAGTGGGGAGAGGATTACAATGGAGATCTGTTTGAGAGTTCGCATCGCCACGATCATCATGCGACGTAACGCCGTGTAGACCTGCGCTTCCTGCGGCGCCCACCCTTCATTGCAGGACCTTCCTTAATGATCTTTCCAAGGACTTCGAAGCGCTGATTCTGAGCCGTCAGCGACTTCTTTTCCTTCTCCTGGGTCTGCTTGATGAAGCGAGTCATCGCCATCCGTTCAAGTCCCTTGTCAGACGGGAACTTGGCGACGAGCGTCTCCAGCTCGGTGAGTTGACTGTCCAGCTTCTTGAGATCCCCATTCAACCGGGTTTCCAGACGCTGATTGAAGATGCGATTGGGGTGCTCCTTCGTGGGAGGATTTGCGTTGATGAAGACCTCTTGTTTCGCGATGGACGCCAGGGTTGCCGAGATCTGACTCTTGAGACTCTCAGCGGCCGGCACCGCCATTGCATCTGATGAGGACGTTTCCACGCGACCCTTGAGGGGAGCTGGCGGCGGGGCCACGGACGGGCGGTCTGCCTTGGGAGGTTTCGGAAGAGGGGCCGGAGGGGCCGCAGGCGGACGTTCTCCCTTGGTCGTCGGAACATCTGCAGATGCACGACCCTCGGCTCCAGGTTCAGCTGCACGGGTCGCTTCCTTTTGCTTCTGTTCGTATTCAGCCACCTGACGTTTCCGTTCCGCTTCGGCGGCGGCGAGTTTGGCTTCGGCGCGCGCGAGGTCGCGGTCCGATGACTTCACCGTGCGGCGCTTGAGCGTCTTGGACGCAGCGTCGCTGGCCGATGCCGCAACACGTTCCGCCTCGGCCTTGATCCGAGCCTCTTCGGCTGCCTCCAGAGCCTCCTTTTCCTTGCGAAGACTGGCTTCCACGGCTTCCTTGGCCTCTGCCTCTTCCCGTTCCTTGCGCGCCTTGGCCTCTGCGAAGAGAGCCTTGGTCGCTTCGGCCTCCTTCTGCATCTTGGCCTCTGCGGCGGCCTCGGCCTCCTTCCGGGCCCGTTCTACCTCGGCATTCTGGGCCAGCTGGGCATCCGTGAACTCCAATCCCGTCCCGGCTGGACCGTAGCGACGCAGGACCGCCTCGTCCGCAGCGCGCTTGGCCTCCTTGGCCCGTTCCTCGGCATCCCATTCGGCTTCCCGCTTGGCATCTTCCGCGGCCTGCTCTTTGTCCCGCTTGGCCTGCGCTTCGGCTTCAAGACGCGAGGCTTCAATCGCCTTCGCCATGTCCTCCTCCTCACGCTTCACTCGGGCTTCAGCTTCAATCCGCGCCTGTTCAATGGCCTCCGCATCCGCCTTGGCCTTCTTCTCCGCCTCCGCTTCGGCTTCAATCCGCGCCCGTTCAATGGCCTCAGCGTCGGTCTGGGCCTTCTTCGCCCGAACCATGGGGTTTGGGGAGGTGACCTTCGGTGGGGAGAGACGCTCTTCCGCCTTGGGTCCAAACATCGTATCAATGTCCGGCGCAATAAAGGTGGGTGGAGGCGGGACCTGTTTGTCCTTGTCCAGGGGAGCGTTGACCATGAAGTTTCCCGCCAACACGCCCCAGCGCGGGAGCTTGAAACTCCAGTCCCGGTTCGTGAACAGTTTCAATGCAAAATAGATGGCGAGAAAGACGCCGAAGGTCGTGAGGGTTCCGATGATGACCTTGACGAGCATCTCCGTCCGATCGGATCCGTTCGTTGCTGCGGACACATTCGCAAAGGGATCGCACGTGTTGTCTCCCTGGTTTGTCATGGATTCCCGTCCAGCCGGAGGCGTCTCGCATGTCTTGGGGGTGACATACGACAGCGAGGCTGGGATGTAGGGATCCAACGCCTGGTCAGAGGGAGTCGCCGGAAGCATACGGATCGTCTGCATGTCAAAGACGTTGACACCTACGGGCTTCTGAAGCATGATGTAGCGGAGATTGGTGGACCCCGCCGGCACGTACTTATACCGATGGATATCGGCTTGCGGGAAGGGATTCACGGTCACCTCCGGGGTCGTGGCCTTGACCATCCCGGGACTGGCGCTCCAGACATAGTAGCCAGCGTCCACAACCGTCACACCCTCGGCCGGGGTTCCGGGGAACATCTTGGAAAGATCCCAGTCATTGCCAGTCGGAATATCCACGGTGTTGTACTGTCCGGTCGCAGGGTCGGGTTGGAGGACCGCGGAGAGATACCGGGCGACTTTGGACAGGAAATCGCCAGAGGGACCGGGATTCAGAGATCCCACGAGCGGAATCAGGATCACTGCGTCTGTCGCACCCGTTCCCTTGGCGCGGTTGTCCGGACCTGGGTCTCCTAGGGTTAGCATCGCGTCATGCTGAACGTTCTCAAGGCGGACCGGAGAGGGGTGAAACAGCGTCATCAGTGAAATCGTATACGTTTCGCCGTTGAAGGTGACCTTGAACGGAATGCTAGGCTTGATGAAGAGCTTCGTGACAGAGGAGAACCCACCCGCGGTTGTCATCTTGCGAATGGTCGGATACCGAGCCTTGGCCTGCCAGGGGAACTCGTGAATTCCCTTGACTGGCTTCATGTCCTCCTCCGTCAGCGTGATCTGTTTACAATACCCGGGGTCCGCCGCAGGTGTGTAGTATTTCCCAGCCGCGACGTTCTTCTTGAATTCTTCCAACGACATCTGTTCCAATCGGACCCGAGTCTTGTCTTTGTCAAATTGATCGCATTCAGCCTTCGTAATTCCGCCCTCTTCGCGATAGAGTTTGGCTCCAGAGCTAGACAGACCGCGTCCCACCGTCAACTGGCAGGCGTTACCCTTCCAGGAACAGCCTTGGGCGTCTCCGAGTCCGAAACTGATGGTGCCTGCGACGGGAGGTGCGTCTTCACGAATGATCGGTGCTGCCTTGGTCGGACCGCTGGGTCTGCTTGATCCACCACCCATTGTTCCTAGACGACAAAACAAGTGTCGCAGGTAAACAAGATGGCTGAGTATGCGGATACGCCGTGGTGGACCAACCTTGTGGCGGTTCTCCTGACTGCGGTCGTCACTGCCTTGATGACAGTTCTCTATATGAAGAGTGGTGGGGTTCCCAGTGCGGCTGGGATTGAAGGCCCTGGGAAACTCGTCTCGTTGCTCACCGATACCCTTGTCTACATCCCCCACGCCCTCCTCCTCTTTGGAGTCATCGCAGACATGCTGACCTATCAGGGAGTCTATTCCATTGCGAGTCTCGTGGGTCTCTTCTCGCTGGTCGTCCACGCTCTGTTCAAGTTTGTCTGGCAGGGCAGCTTTGACATCATTGAGAAGGTGATGGAAATCCTCCAGCGGAACCCGGCGGCGGACAATCCTCGTCTGTCCCGGCCGACGGTCATTGGAGGGCCGAAGTCCACGGTCGGAGGTGCAGCTGCGGGCTCGTTCTTCCGGGACTACAATGGCTGCGACATCCAGGGCTTTGACTGGGCGCACTCGCGGTTTGCCCCGCAGTCGCTTGTACTCATTGCGTCCGTGTTCAGCTACTACGTGTTTGATCTGATCGCCAATCGCGGCTGGAAGAATGCGACGGCGACCATCATCCTCGGGGGCTTCTTCTTTGTGGTTCAGCTTGTGCTGGCGGGAGATTGCTCGCTCCCAGGCGAAGAGCCGGTGGGCAAGCTCATCCAGGCCATCCTGGCGGGTGCGGAAGGTCTCTTCATGGGCGGGATCTCGTATTCCGTGGTCCAGGCCTACTACCCGACCCGCCTTCCCTCCACGGCCATTTCTCCCTTCCCGAAGATGAGTCCGGGCGATCTGAAAGACGGAAAATTCGACAAAGATGGAAACCCGTGGGTCTGCATCGGTGGCGTCTGTTATCCGGATATGAGTAGTGCGGAGTCTCGCAAGGCCTTTGCGGAGATGGCGGCGGAGAGCACTGGAAATGGACGTGCGGCGTCGGCCGCGAATTGCCCCGCAGCCTAGGCATTCAGCGCCTTGCGAAGGAGCGTATAAAACATAGACACATTGGCGCCCACGTGGCGCCCAATCTCAACATTGTTCTTCAGAAACACCATCGTGGGAACCGTGGTGACCTTGAATTGGGCTGTGTAGCCCCCAAGGTCCCTATGGGTATTGACCGACACCCACTGCACCGTATCAAAGTCTTCCTTCATGGTCTCAATCGCGGGCTTAATGGTCTGACACGGCCCGCAGGTCGGCGACCAGAAGTGAAGGACAGTGACGCCGGAGCTCATTCTACTTTATCTACTACCAGCGTCTCTATTTGTAAATGCCCCCGTTCCGCCCGCAGCATCGGCCGCTTGGCGATGATCTGTTTGGTCAGCGACACGTCACGAACCTTACAGAGCTCCGTGAACGCCTTGAAGAGGTGCTTGTCAATCACCGTCTGATCCAGGGAGGAGAGATTGGCGCGCATCCAGATGAGAACCTCGGACTGCGTGACCGGAGGACCGAGGAGTCGGAGCGGGCATCCGGGGAACAGGTCGTCAATGGCCGGAGGCTCTACGATGCGAACCGTGTCATCAATCGTGCCGCGGGCCATCCGGTCCACGACGTCATTCTGCTTGGAGAGATCGTCTTCTCCGCCGGTGTGCGCCCGGACGTGGATGAAGCGATGGCTCTTGAACTTGGCGAGACGGCTGCTGGTGTCCTTGATGAGATCCTGGTGGAGCACATCCTTGCCTTCGGCCGTCTTCCATCCGCGACTGGCCCATCCGGAGAGCCACTTGGTCAGGCACTTGATGGAGTAATCGGAATCCGTATAGATGACGATATCCTCGTCGTGGAACCCACCATCATCCAAGAGAACAATCGCGCGGTGAATGGCCGAGAGTTCGGCGCGCTGATTGGTCTGAGACTCGGTCGGTGAGAGACGTTCAGAGCACGAGAGGTGGCGGGCCTCGGGAAACCATACGGCATATCCCGCCTTGGCTCCCGCCCGCCCGTTGCCTGCACACGCTCCATCGGTAAAGACTCGCATTGGTTCTTACTTCCGAGCGGTAGCAAAATCCGTTTCCGCCTTCCGCGGGTCCATCCACTCTGTTGCGTCCACCGGAGGGCCCACACGGACCGGTGTCTGGACAACGCCAGGAAGCACACTGACGATACAGCGACTGAGAATGGCCTGTTGAAGGAGGGGCTCTTCAATGTGGAACCAGATCCGGCAGCGAAACGAGCGCTGTTCAAGCGATCGTCGGAGCATCTGCTGGCAGGCCAACGACAAAAAGTGAGCATGCCACACCATCAGAACGCGGCATCGGACGCCCGTCCGACTGGGGACAAAGGACATCCATTGCGTGAACCATTTGGCAAAATCGTCCATTCCGTTGAGAACAGCGGCATCGACGGTTTCAAATTCGGCTTGGGCAGCATACCGAGCCGTATAGTCGCTCCAGGCTCGCAGAGTCTGCTTGTCATTCAGAGCTTCGTAGAGAACGCGATGCGGAGGAGGAAAGGTGTCCATTGGAGAACCACCGGACAGTATGGGTAAATGCTGGTTAGGACGTCGGGGCGTCGCCGGATCCGACAATGCGCTTGACGGGGATGTCGGCGGAGACAACGTAGAGCGAGTTCTCCGTGAGGACGAGGTAGGCCTTCTCCTCCTTGATGCGCATGATGCTCTCAATGGGGGAGGTGTACTCGGTGTCGGACTTGACGAGCATCTTGGTAGTGCCCTGAACTCCGATGCAGCAGGCCTTGGAGAGGCTGTCCGCATAGTAATCCAAATAAATAGGGCGGTCCTGTTCAATCGCCACCTTCGCGGCCTGAGCCATCACTGTTGCAGACGGAACACTCATTTGTTCAGGGGGGTCAAGCAATCTCGGCATTTCAAACGAACTTCTTCAGGGAATCCTCCAGCGAGAAGCGAGACTTCATGATGAGATTGGGCGTCTCAGCCCGGGGCAGAGCCAACAACGCCCGCACCTGCGTGCGAATGTCCACGGTGGAGGCGACGGCGAAGACGAAGCGAACGAGGGCGTCGACATGCTCCTCCTTCACCCCGGACTTCGGAGCCCGAACGCTCTCCTGCAGATCCTCCAGCATGCTCGTGACATATTGGGTCATTGTCTCCTGGGGAACCAATCCACGACTGTAGAGTTCCGCCAGGTAGACGGCGAACCCCCGCTTGAGTTCCTTCTGCTTCGTCCAGGCAATCACAGCGTCCCCATAGGTGGGGTCGTCCGTGCTTGGAATCATGGTCACATTCCCGGTGTCATAGAGGACATCCACCATCTGGAGCTGAATGGACAGATCTCCAGAGGCCTCGGGAGTGGCCTTCACAAGGTCCCGATACAGGTCGGCCAGCAGGGGGGCGAAGAAGGGCTGACGGATGCCGCGATCAAACAGCAGCGTGGTCACCCGCAACCGGAAGAGTCCATCGCGCTTGGCAAGAAGTCCTTGGACTTCGGCCGACAGCTTGGCGTAATTCGGCTTGGAGAGCTTGTTGATCGCCGAACTCACGGCGTCATACTCAGGGTCGTCCTTCTCACGGACCTTCCGAACCATCTCTACGAGAACCGTCTCCCTCCAATTCGTGGGATCCTCCTGCTTGCGCCGGTGTGTCGGAGGCGCATACGGCTTCCGGTAGACCGGCTTGAAGGAGAGCTTGAGGCGAGAGATGATCTCTGCGATGGCTGTGGGCAACTCGGCCCGAGGAAGAGAGCGTGCGGCATAGATGCTTTGAATGTCCATGCTGCCCCTGTTCTTGCTCCGATGAAAGTTTTGGTCCGTTTTTTGCGAAAACGGATTGTATCCGAGCAGAAGACAAGACCAGCGCACACCATGGACTCCTGGACTCTGTGGTATCACGACCCGATGAATTCGGACTACTCGCTGGAGAGCTACATCAAGATCGCAGAGATGACTGACGTGGCCACCTTCTGGACCATTGTGGAAGCCATCTCCGTGGAGGCCTGGTCCTCTGGAATGTTCTTCTTCATGAAGACAGGCATCCGTCCGCTGTGGGATGCGCCCGAAAATGATAAGGGAGGCGCGTGGAGCAAGAAGGTGGACGCCCAGGATACGAATGCCGTGTTCCTGGACTGTATGGTCCACTGCATCGCAGGCAAGCTGCTGAGTCGCCAGAATGAAACCGTCGCAGGTGTGACGGTCTCGCCTAAGGGCAACTTCCACATCATCAAGGTGTGGAATACAACGACGACGGTGTCCGACCGCAGGATCTTCAGTCCAACGTTGAAGATGAAGCTGGGAGATGACATCGCTTACAAGGCGCACAATCTTCGCCCGAAGTAGAGTAAAGCGACTTATCTCACTAATGTCTGTTGTTCCGCCCCTTTCGGGGCCGCCGCTGTACAAATACATCCCAGGAGTGGGAAAGATTGCGACAACCCAATCAGGCTTACAAGGACCGATCGGTCCAACCGGACAGACAGGTCCCACGGGGTCGGTGGGTCCGACGGGGGCGGTGGGGGCATCACTTATTCTGAAAGGCACGGTGGCAACGACTGCAGATTTGCCCCTGTCCGGAAATGCCCTGGATAACGCGTATATTGTGACTGGCGATGATGGTCATATTTACGTGTGGACGTCTGCGAGTTCGTCCGGAACCTTGTCCGATTGGGCGGACATTGGTCAGTTTGTGGGTCCGACGGGGAACACCGGACCCACTGGGAGAACCGGACCCACGGGTTCAACGGGTCCGACAGGGAACACTGGATCCACGGGTTCAACAGGTCCGACAGGGAACACTGGACCCACCGGTCCGACAGGTCCGACGGGACCGGTCATGACATCAAGTTCTGCGGGGAGTCTTCTGATGGGGAAAACGCTTGTTGTGGATTCTGTCTATGGGAGTGATGTGTCGGGAGCCGCAAACCGGTATGGATATCCGTTTGCGACCATCACGGCTGCGATGAGTAACGTGTCCAGTGGGGAGACGATTTTTGTCCGTCCGGGCACCTATACCGAAACGGTCACGATGTGTAACGGGATTGCGCTCCGTGGAGCAAGCGTTCAGACCACGACCGTCACGCGCACGAATGTGACGAGCAATGTGACGCTTCTCACGATGGGATCGAACTGTCGCGTGGAGGACATGACGTTCACGTTGACGTCGCTGTGTAACGTGAACCTCACGGGAGTGGACTGGCCGTCCGGAACTCCGTTGACCTCTAAACTCCGGACCGCTGTCGTCAACGTCACGTCGGGAGGGACGAATTCCAATACGATTGTCGGCTTGCTGTCTGCGGGATCCTCGGCCACCACCTACAATGCCTCTGACGCAACCCGGTCGATTACAGTGAGTGTCGACGCGTCCAGCTCGGGGCCCGTCCGCGGACTCTATGTCACGGGCTCTAACTGGTTCTCGTCGCGCGACACCAACTACAATGTCCGAGGAACGGGTGCGAACATCATCGGCGTGGAGACGACGAACGCAGGGTCCTATGCCTCGCTGAAGTTCTCCACGGTACGTGGAGGCAACCATCTCACCCAGCCCTTGAACCACGACATCAACAGAACCGCAGGAGACATCCTGCTGGGGTCTGTGGATCTTGTCAACAACTCCGCGAACGGGAACGGATTTTCCGTCACGACAGAGGGAGCCATCACCCATTACGGGACAACTGGCAACTTTACGTCCGGGACGACCTACTATCTGGTTCCCGGATTCGTTCGCATGGGAGACCTTCCGACCAGCACGTTCGGCATTCCCGTCACCCAGAACATGATTCTGTTCTCGGGGACCTTCCAGGTTACGCCTGCCATTCCCGCCGGTCAATCCGTCAAACTGACGGCCTACAAGAACAATGCGGCAACCGATATGAGCATGACGATTGTAGCGGGTCAGACACTTTCGTCTAACGTTCGTCAGTCCGTGGATTACACGAGAGGAGATACATTTGACCTCCGGATGGTTCCCAGTAGCAACCTGAACAACTACGACTTTGCAGCGTCTGTGGCGTTTTACTAAGGGAGCATAGCGAGCCTTCAGGCGAGTGTGAAGAGATACAGAACCTTGGTGAGGTCTCCGAGGATGGTGTCGCGGAGATTCAGGAGATCCGTGTCTGTGGACTTCAGTTTCTTGGGGAGCACCTTGGTGAGATAGGCGGTCTGCGTGGCGACAAACGTGCGAGCCGCAGACTCACTGAAATTGTGAAGCTTGATAGACCCCGAGACCTTGGGGCGTCCGTAGCGTCCCATATAGGACTCCACGAATGCGTCAATGCTCGCATCCAGCGCCGTCGTCAGGGCGTCCGTCGCGGTGTGGCGCGCGAACGACTTGGTCTGCCAGTGATAGAGCTTCACCTGGTTGCGAAGGGTCAGAAGTGACGTAACAAGATCTCCCCCAGTGGTGGTATTCCGGCGGGTTCCCTTTCCCGACATTAGGTTCTTGACCTTGACGGGAGAATATAAGCTGGCAATCCCCCGTTCCTTGAGTTCAACGTCTTCCTGCGCGCGAGCCGCAAGTTCCTGGCGTGACAGATCCTTGTAATCCAGACGCTCGTAGGCTTTCAACGCGTTGTCCCGTAGGGTTTTGACGCGCTCCGACACCTTCTGAGGGATGGGTTTTCCGTACTCTTCGTGACGCGGGAGCATTGTTCTAGGGGGATATTCTGTTCCGCACCGGATGCAAAAACGGATCGGCGCAATCACAGAGCTTCCGATACTAGGCAAAATGATGAACACCGATGAATTCGCAGGTCTTTGGCGTGCTTCTGCAATGGAGAAGGTTCCGTACACGGACGACTTTCCTGAGCAGCTTCTTGTACTTCCTGAACTGTATGATGGCGCGATTGGACAGGGCAATGCAACCGAGATTACAACCGCATTTCTTGAGGGGGACTCTGGAGAATGGACCTTGGTCGTCAAGGACAATGGACGAGGCATCCGAAACATTCCTCGTCTTCTCAAGTGGTCTGCTCCCACTTCCATTGACAACTACCACCGCAATGGGCATGGTCTGAAAAAGGCACTCACCAAGTTTGCCCCGGACTACGCAAGCGCAAGCTGGACGATTCGGTGGAGAAATCCAGGACAGTCGCTCAACACGGTGCACGGCCCATTCCGCGGGCTTGAGACACCGATTGATACGGATGAGGACAATCGCGACACAACAACCTTGATGCCCTCCGGAACACAGATTTCGGTGAAGACGAAACTTGAGTCGTTCGGTTCGTATCAGACTCCGGATGAGCTTCTTGCCGGGATCAAGGAGATTATCCAGACGCGCTTTGCGGAGGATGTCCTTCGTCGGGTGCGATTCCGTCTTACCACCAAGACCCGAACTGGCACTGTGAAGACAATCGACAGTGAGGAGTGGCACTCGTTCAAGTGGTGGGTTCAGCGAGGAGTTGAGGATGGGACAATTGAGAGGATCTGTGAGGACGAGCCGCACACAAGCGCAGGAGCTCCGTGGCTGTTGTCGCGGTACAAGATTCTGGTGAATGGAGCAACGTCCTACGATCTGAAACAAGAGTTTCCAACCTACGGATCCAAGAATCAGCAAACGCAACGTGTGAGCATTGCGCTTGAGAAGCGAACCATTGAGTATGCTCCGTACCACAAGTTTGTAGGGCGGGATGTTGCACACAACTCCCACAACGGAACCATTGTCTGTGTTGAGTTTGTCTCCCCGGAGCTCGCAAAGAAGCCAGAGCCCTCGACGACAAAGGTCTCGATGTATGAACTCAATCCAATCTACAAAGAGTTCAAGGCGGATATTCGGCAAATTCTTATGGCCTCTCCAGTGAACCCTCCGATGCCTCCTCCTCCTCAGACGGTACTTGACATTCCGATTCTTCCGCCACAGATCCAACAGGATGTGCCGCGAGCTGCTGCTCCTACTCGCATTGCGAAGCTTGAAGAGGCGCTGGGTGTAAAGTTCCGATTCGCAGGAGATGAGATCTTCGTTCAGATTCAGAATTCCACTGAGGCGTGGATTCCTATTACGGGGTTCGGATTGCGTCTGTCTACGCAGAGCACGGCATGAGGCAGAGCTTGATGTCGCCGAGATTCGCGATGACGTAGCGGATCATGATGAACCAGTCGTTCTTCATGTGGATCTCCAGGTTGTTGCTGAGATTGGAGCACTTGGTAAACAGAACGAGGTGCGGGAGCGAATAGGTCCCCGAGACGATCTCGCTGGACTCCTTCTTGGAAATACTGAGTTCAGACGCGCTATCTCCCAGCGTCACTGTCTGCGAGGCAAAGGGACCCTTGCAGGTGAAGGTGAGCGTGCTTCCGATGTTTTTGATGTCCACGGTCTTGGCGGAGAGAAGGGTCATGTCACGGCAGATCTTCTGGAAGTCCAGGGACGGCATGGTAATCCGCGTGGCGAACTCGGTGTCCAGCATCTTGATATCGGACTCATCACGATCCAGGAGGTTGATCTTGTAGCGAACGCGGCGCTTCTTCTCCCCGTTCTCCAGCGTGATCGTGAGGTGATTGGACTCGGACTTGGAGACACTGAACGTAATCGTATCATCATTCGTCACCGTCTTGACGACGCGGTAAAAATGATCGGTGTTGAGGCCGACATCCAGCTTGGGAGCGGAATGGTTGTATTCGTAATGCTCAAACTTGTTGGCAAAGAGGCGCATGTGGGTGAAGACGGTGCGGGTGTTGTCCATGGCCACCATGCGAACTCCGTCCTTGTCAAAGACCAGACTCATCTCCACAAGCATAGACTTGAGACCTTCGGCAAGGGTGCGGATGGGGGCCGTCTGCACAGTCTTGGCAATCACAATGTCGTCGCTCATTTTGTATACCCCTCGGCGGGACTTGTAAGTCGCTTACCGCAGACAGGGTGGGGCTAGCGGGATTTGACAAAGAACGGATAGGCCAGCAGCGCGACGAGGACCACGAGCACAACGATATCCACCGTGCGAATGATCTTCTTGTCGCGCTCGGGAAGCGCCTCATAGGCGTCCTGATAGGCTTTGGGTTTGACGCCCTTCCACATCCAGCCCAGCAGGGTGGGTTTGAACTGGTCGGTGCACGCATACAACATGTCGTACCATGCGAGGAGCACGTAGGCAAGACAGGCCAGGATAAAGTTCATGACAATCTTGTGGCTGAAGGCCACGGGGTGCGGAAGCCAGTAGACTCCCAGAACAAAGGCAGAAAACACGAGACATTTGGGGTTGAGAGCAAGCTCGGTACCGAAGAGACCGCCACCCATTATGGGGTACCGAGATACAAATAATAGGTCAGGGGATTTGTGAGATACGCGATGGCGACCCCCGAGGATTCCAGACGGCGTCGGAGGAACGTATCTTCCTGACGCCAGGCTGACGGGCGCTCGTCAAACTGGAATCGTTTCATCAACGAGGCCCGGACTGCAACATGACCGTTGTGGACGGAGGTCTCGGGAGGTCCCTTCGTCAGGGGTCCCGGATCCGGATGCTCGGAGGGATAGGCATCGCGATGAAGGCGGTGAAATCCATGATAGACGGCCTCGTAGGGTCCCGATGCAAAGGTCTCCAGGAGATACCCCAGACGCGCGGGATGCATGAGGTCGTCGACATCCAGAAACGCGATGATGTCCGTCGTCAGGGCGCGGGCCGCTCGGTTCCGATTCGCTGCGGTGTCTAGAATCTGTGTGGTAAAGAGAATGTCAACGGGGAGTCCTGCATAGACACTCCGGAGGGTTCCGGTTCTGTCCCATCCAGAACACGCGATGACAATCTGAGTTGGGCGAACCGTAGACTGTGCAAGGTTCGCGAGAAGGGCGTCCACGTAGTGGAAATGTCCACGATAGCATGGAATTGCGACTCCGATTGTCGGCATTACTTGGTAGAGAGGATAAACATGAGGGACAGACCTTGGTCAGCCACCCATTACACTAGGTGTTGAAACAGATAGCGCGTGAGTTTGTTGTTCAAATAGCCGCACGGAACCTCGTGGGCCACCAACTGAGCTCCGTAGAGCGAATCCTCTCGTCCACGGTTCTCGTTGGATTCATCAAACCGAAAGACGGACGCCGCGCGAGCTGTGACGGTCACGTGCGCATGGTGATGGGAATACTGGTAGCGAGGATCGGAGGGGACCATGAGTCCCACGGCATCCGGATCCTTCACCAAGGGAGCCGATAGAAGCCGTGGACTGGGTTCCTCCCAAAAGGGGTCGTCGCGCCGAGGGATGTGTTCATACGTGTAATCGTGATAGACGGCTCCGAGGTCTGGGCGCATGGCAAAGGCCGCGCACACAAACTCAAGCCGCTTCGGATGCATAAGATCATCTCCGTCCAAGAACGAAATCAAGTCGGTGGTGAGACACGAGGCCGCCCGATTGCGATTCTGGGCGGCATTGAGGGTCTCTGTCGAATACCATGTGGTCACGGGAATCCCGTTTACCACGGTGGTCACACGCGCATCGGACGTCCACGCCGAACAGGAGATACACACTGCGTCGGGACGACGGGTAGACAACGCAATGTTCTCAAGCAAGGACGCGAGATACTGGGCGTGCCCGGCGTAACACGGAATCGCAAGCCCGATCGTCTGCGTCATTTAGGTTTGAACAGAGACATTCGGCTGTAAGCCTTCAGCGAGTATAGAGAATAAACAGGAGCGAGTAGAGCCCCAGGAGACCGGTCCAGAGCACCTGGTCATCCGTCAGATACGCGTCTAAGGTTTCCATGCCAACGACAGAGGCCGCGACCATCGCAGCATCCGCGAGCAGGATCTTCCACGACCCCTCGGCGGCATACCGCTTGAAGAGGTCAATCATCCGGTTCTGTCCAGCGGGAACCATCTGGATCACGCCCACGTAGAAGAGGATGTCGTGGAGCACCTGAATCGCGACGGCCGTGCCCACCAGCGTCAGACCGGAGGCGCCCGGAACCACAAACATCGCCAGGGCAATGCCGAGGACGATGATGAGGATATCCGTCCCGATCGCGGCGATCCCAAAGTCTGCATACCACGTCCGAAGCGACGAGGTCATCGGGATGAATTTGGAGAGCACAATGACGGCGAAGTCCACCCACGCCGTCGCAGCGAGAAGAGCTGTCCAGGGAATCATTATCTTCTCCCGAGAGTTTACTCCTGGTCGCTCTCGCTCTCAGCGCCGCCCTTCTTGATCTTCTTCACGCCGAACTTGCCCTTGGTGGCCTTGTAGCCCGCCTTTTCCAGACGACGGGTCTTCTTGGCGAGGGCCGAGCGCTTCTTGGACACGATGCGACCCCACTTGTTGTACTTGAGGTCACGCTTGGTCAGACCGCCACTGGTGTGGTGGGCAGTTCCGTGAATCACCTGCGCGCGAGAGCCGATCGTCTTTCCGCTTCCAGTTTGGTTGTCCATTTACCTTCTCCCTAGAAAGTTTACCGAATCCGCGTCAAGACTTGGGGGAGCAGGAGCGTAGGGCGAGGCGGAGGGCCATCAATAAACCCGGTCTCAATCCGACCACAATAGATATCGTTAATCCATTCAAACGGGAACTCAACCGCAGCTTCCCCGGCAATCTTGCGACCGTTGCTGTAGTGAACAAGCATCCGCGATTTGACCGCGGGATACACCACGTCGGTGAGAAAATTCTGGTCGTGGGCAAGTCGGCGCCCCAACGACTCGTCTTCCCGATACTGGGCGTAGAGCTCGCGAATGGTCAGACCGGCAGACTTGCGCAGGCCCCAGAGTCCTCCCATCATATGGGCCGTGTGCATGATGTTATCGCGAATCGTATGGGCGACAAACTGAGGGGCTGCGAGGAACTGCTGAATGGCCCAGCGATCCTTCCAATGAATCCGGCTATCCGCATCGCGCACCATCATCAGCTCCACTCCCGGCTCGTCAATCGCATAGAAGCGGTGAATCATATTTGGGGCCCCGAGCACACCGGTCTCTCGGAGGACAACGGTATGATAGCCGCTGAGCCACTCCACCATGGCTGGATCAACATCCGATCCCAGGTAGACGTAGACCTTCCAGTCGGGGAAGTACTTCAATGCGAGGAGAACGTTCTGTTTCATTCCAGTGTAATAGCGATCACACTCGGGACCGTAGAGACAAAAGGAAAAGACGTTTACCATTGTCGTTCTCTTTCCTTATATGATCTCTGGAAAGTCCTTTGCAGACCGGTGTACATGGGTGTTTGACCCGCGCTATCCTGACCGCCCGCGCTTTTCCTTTGCCGCAGCGCAGACGGGAGACTGGGTCTTTGTTAACGGGGATTACATCACGCAGTTCCGCGCCCTGGCCCCGCTCTTCTCTCCGAAGCAGTTCGTCGTGATCGTCCACAATACAGACCGTCCCTTTGGACTCGCACAGCTGGGAATGCTTCTTCCCCTCAGTCGCCACATCTATGCGATCAACACCACGGTCCAGCACCCCCGCCTAACAACGATTCCGCTGGGATTTGTGGATCGCCAACTGCCGTTTCTATACGACTTCGTGCGTCCAGATGTGCCCCGGGACATTCAGATCTACGCCAACTTTACACAGGCGACGAACAATGACAAACGTCGTGCATGTAGCATGGCGTTCAAGGATGACCCGCGTGTGACCTGGCGAACTGGCCGTTCGGTTCCCGAGTATTACGCCGACCTCTGTCGTTCTCAGTTCGTTCTGTGTCCAGACGGAACGGGGATCGATACGCATCGGGTCTATGAGGCGCTGCTCTGCGGAGCAACTCCGGTGGTGCTCCGGAATTCCTTGGCGTCTCTCTATGAACGACTTCCAGTCTGCATTGTGGATCATTGGACGGATCCGCTTTCCGTTCCCACGATGCCGTCACGGTTCCAGGTCTCTGACTTTCTTTAGGAGCTCAGGGTGGTCTGGATGCGTGACCACAGCGGAGACGTCTTGCGAAGGAAGAGAATGTCAATCTGGCAGAGGACACCGTTTGCGCGATGGAGCTCAGGAATGTCCACCGGAGCAAACCCCATCGCATCCGTGACGCGAATGTAGTCGGCAAAGGAGGGGGCACCGGCATTGTATTGCCCGGCAAAGGCACACTCCAAGAGAAGCACCTCAGTCTCTGCGAGAAGGGTCTGCCCGCCCTCCAGGATATCTAGCTCAGATCCCTGACAGTCAATCTTCACAAAGTCAAACCGCCGGGTCGGGAACAGTGTGTCCAGCGTCGTTGTCGTGCGCGTCGCGTGCGGGACTCGGGCGTAATGGCCCGTGCGCTCGGGGTAGATAGAGTCTCCGGTGGAGAGATTGGAATACCAGGGAACCTCTCGGATCGTGGAGGACACGAGCTCTTGGAGCACCGGAACTCCGAGTGTGGCGAGCTCGCGATGAGGATTGGGCTCTACGACGACAAAGGACGCTGATGGAAACTGGGACCGAACCTCTCGTGTCCAGTTTCCCTTGAATCCGCCTAGATCCAGGACCGATCTCGGAGTCCACCCGGCGTTCGTCAAGACTGTGTACGGATTCGGCATACACAGAAAGAGCAGGAGGTGTATAAATGCCGAGGCTCAAGGTTGCCCTGTTGTTCAGTGGACAGCCCCGCTGTATTGACGGACTCTCCTACGACAGCATTCGGACGTGTCTGCTGGACCGCTACGACGTTGACGTGTTCGCGCATTTCTGGGGGGATCTTGAAACGGACAAGACAACCGGCACGGTCGCTGCGAACCTAGACCGGTTCACCGAGCTCTATTCCCCCAAGGCAATTCGCGTGGATCCTCCGCTGCGCGCTGACGAGTTCCCGCTCGCGTGGCTCCAGCCCCATTCCCCCGTCCCTCTCACACACGAGAACATCTTAACCCTCAAGACGTCCAATTGGGCGTCTCGGAACCGCAACTGTATCTCCATGTATACGTCCATGGCTCGTGTCTACGAGGTCTTCAAGGCGCATGGCGGCACCTATGATTGGATTCTCCGAATCCGAACGGATTGCGTGCTTCTCCGGTGTCCGCAGCTTGAAGCCTTGGACAACACATTGCTCTATGCCCCGCAATGGCATGAGCTCTATCGTGGCCTGCTTGTCAATCATACGCTCCTTACCGGGCCCGACCTTGCACAGACGCTCTTCACAGTTCGGACCGCAGTTGAACACCTTCCGGGGGTGTGCGACGAGGAATTTCTGTTTCATCATCTTCGGACACAGGGAGTCCTGTCGCGCGTCCGGACCCTTCCCCTGGACACGTTCTATCCGACCCTCACGCGAACGGGAACGGAGACGGATCATCCCGAACCGACTCTGACGAGCAAGGTTGTGCCGCCTCCCTATCGGCGCTTTGTATGGAAGACGTCCCCTCAGTTCACCTGGAGTCCGCCCATAACAGCCTGGACTCCGCTAGAGTAGGGAGGAAAAGATGCGCATCACGCGGTCTGGCGTATAGACCTTGTATCCATTGAAGGTCATGTCTGTCCTCCACCGACCCGTGGCGAAGATGTCCAGGACGTCCGCCTTGGAGGAATAGGTCGTGCACGCGGATCCGAGGGTGTCTATGTGAGCGCGTTCCGGGGAACGTCCATACGTCACGATCGGTTTCCCGCACACAGCGAACTCGCCGCACGACAACCCAAATGTCTCGCCGCGCTGCCGGGCATGGAGCATGACGTCGCAGGTATTGATGAATGTCCGCTTGACGACGGCGTCGGTTGTGCGAGGGAGGTACCGAATCCGGGGGTGCTCTGCGAACGGTTTCGTATTCATAGCGAGGAAGACGAAGGATGGATTGGCGTTCAGGAGCTCCACGACCGCCGCGTGGACAAAGGGAATGTCAAACGAATCAGAAGAGCCATACCGTCCAATCACGGTGGCTGTGGCCGGAATCCCGAACTCCTCGCGGAACGACTCTGCGTGCTCGGCAACCGAAATCATATGGGGGAGAATCGGAACTGACGTCCGGTGGATCGCATTGAGCGCCGGACTGATGGCGCAGTAGACCGACCCATGCGGCTGGGTTGTCGTGAACACACAGTGGACAATCGTCTTGCACTTGGATGTCAGGAACCAATCGCGTTCCCCGGACTTGATGACGTAGAGAACGTCAATGGACTCGCGCTCAACCACCCGATCAATGTCCGCTTGGGACGCGATATAGTGAACGGGGAAGCGCCGTTCGAACTTGGCGTAGATTTCCCCATGTGTGGATCGGAGATCGCGTGTCAAGACGACAGAGGTGTTCCCCAGCAACGTCTCATTGAAGTGCGCATAGTCATACAGAGCGACCTCCGTCCCTCCGTAGGAAATATGATTCGTGAGAAATCCGACCTTCATTGTATCCTTGTTCAGCGGACCCCCGTAAATCGCGCTTAGACAGACGCACCGGAAGATTCAAAATGCACACCCGAGGATCTCCTGCCCTGCGGTATCGGCGGAACATCTACAGCCAGAACGGAGAGGATGGAATTCTTCGCGAGCTGCTTCGTCGTCTTCCGACACAAACCAAGTGGGTCTGTGAATTCGGAACCCTGGACGGAAAGCTGCACTCCAACACGTTTCACCTCATTGAGTCGGAAGACTATTCGGGGGTGTTTATTGAGTCCGACGCAGTCTCGTATGAGCAGCTTCTCGCGACCGCGGCTGAGCATCCCACGATTGTTCCGCTGCATCGGACGGTTGGAGTCTCTGGCGACGATACGCTGGATGCGATTCTCTCCACCACTGCGATTCCGACGAGCTTTGATGTTCTGAGTATTGACATTGACTCCTATGATTATCAGGTCTGGGAGACTGTCAAGGACTATACGCCCTCTATCGTCGTCATTGAGATCAACTCGTCCATTCCGCCGACGCGGTTTGATTCTATCCATGGAGCTGGAAGTTCACAGGGCACCGGATTCCTCCCGATGGTGGCGCTTGGAGTGTCCAAGGGCTACACGCTTGTGTGTCATACGGGCAATCTCATCTTTGTGCGGAACGACCTTGCGTCGCTCTATTCGGATCTCATCGTACCCGCAGAGGAGTGCTACACGCCTGCGTGGTTCTTCTCGTAACACCTGATGGATTACCGATACGAATCCACGCGGAAGCCGGGAATAGAGTGCGTCAACACTCGGTCCGAACTCTCAGCCGCAAGAGGACCCAAGACATCCAACAGAAGCTCGGTCCACCCGAGGGGATAGGCCGGATCTACATCCTTGTGCGTAAAAGGAGGAGGGCGTCCTGGATACGCCTTCAGCGCAGGAAGATGGAGATCCAACCGGCGAGAGACTTCGGTATACCACCGCCGTGTCAGCTCTGTGTTGGGACGTCCAATCATGGCTCCCCCAGGGTAGCGCCAACTCAAGAGAATGTCAGGACGTGCATCCATCTCGCGGAAGGCGTTGAGCCAAGACCCCACCATGTAGGACTTGACGTCCGTATAGCCACCTCCGTGGAAGTGCATGAGATAGCAGCGCAGATAATCTGCGCGATGGACTGCCGACAGATAGGGATAGGCTGGATGAAACGGAGCGCCGGGACGACGCAACGACGGAATCGTCTCCGGTGTGAGGATACGCACACGAACGGGAGCTGCGAAGTCCCGAAGTTCCTGAAGACGACGCTGCCGCTGTTCCGACATCGGAGTTTCGTCTGTCCAAAAACAGGTGAGGACATACGGCTCCCACGCAAACCGCATTGCTTCCACGTCAGAAAAACGAGCTCGGTTCTCTGATGTGGGGTTTCCCCCGTGTTCCTCCCCCGACGACCTTAGGTTCTGGTGTTTAGTTGGAGTATGCGAGGCCGCCCATGCCAGACATGACGCGGAGCACGTTGTAGTTCACGGCGTAGACGCGGACCTGCGCAGTGCGGCCGTTGCGGACAGTGTTGACGGACACCGTGAGCTGGAGGGTCGCCTTGTCAATGCGGGAGAAGTTGCAGGTGCCGCTGGGCTGGTGCTCCTCGGGCTTGAGCGCGAAGGAGTAGACGTTGATGCCGCGGGACGGGGTGCGGCTGTGGTGCTGGTAGGGCTGGACAACGTCGAAGTAGCGACCCTCACGCTCCGTGAAGCGGTCCTGGCCGTTGAGCTGGAGCTTGGCAACCTCCACGGGGTTCTTGCCCTCGCACTTGACGCCAGACGCGAGGATGACCTTGGCGAGGAGGTAGTTGGTGGTGGCCGCGAAGACCTCCTCACCCTGGTCAACACCGGAGTCGAGCCAAGAGGCACCGCCCAGCGAGGGGCCGGGGTTGATGCCGAGGCCGGGGAGGTAGGGGCCAGACGGGCCGTCGTTGGCCGTGGTGGGGATGGTGCCGCTGGCACCCTTGCCGAGGGAGCCACGGCCGAGGATGTCCATGACAACACCCTCCGTGGTGAAGTCGTCGGTGTAGTTGAAGGGCTGGCAGCCGTTGACCTCCGTGATGAAGTTCTGGCCGGGGGTGCAGTCCACGAAGGAGTCGCGCTGAACAACCCAGACAAGCTCCTTGACGGGGTGGTTGAAGTTCAGCTGGATCTTGTTGGAGGACGAGGTGATGGACTCAGCGCCAGTGAACTGGAGCTGCTCAATCAGGTACTCGTGGGTCTGCTGGGCGAAGCGGCGGCGCTCCTCAGTGTCCAGGTAGATGTAGTCGATGTAGAGGGACGCAGCCGTGAGGGACTGGATGGAGG